GAAGCTATTGCGAATGCCTCTACACATACGGTCACTGTCCCAGATGGTGCCAAGGGTGATGAACGAAGGTTCTATCTAAAATGCACAGGCGGTGGTCAGGCTTGCACAGTCACACTTGCACCAAACACCGTTTCAAAAGTTTGGATGATTGAGAATGCAACTAGCTATACTCTGACATTCACTCAAGGCTCTGGAGCCAATGTTGCAGTGCTTGCTGGTCAGGTCAAAATGATTGCCACAGATGGTGCAGGATCAGGTGCAGTAATTTATGATCTTTTGACAGATGTAAATTTTGCTGGAACAACACATTTCGACAATATTGATGTAGACGGCACAACCAATCTTGATGCTGTGGATATCGACGGTGCAGTACAGCTAGATGCCACTCTTACTGTAGGTGCTAACGACCAAGGCTATGACGTTACCTTGCATGGTGATACGGCTGCTAGGAATGTTGTTTGGGATAGTAGTGCAGACAGTTTAATATTCTCAGACAATGCCAAGGCTGTGTTTGGTGCTGACCTAGAGATTTACCATGATGGCAGTAACAGTGTAATCGCTGACACGGGAACAGGTGCTTTAATCACTTACGCTAGTGATTTTATTATACAGCAAAATGGCTCTAATGAACGCATGGCTGACTTTAGTCAAAATGGTGCTGTTCGATTATATTACGACAATGCAATTAAAATAACTACAACAGCCACTGGGGTAGAAGTCACTGGCGCAGCAACAGTAGGTGGTGCAGCGGTCAAAGTTGCTGGCAAAGAGACGATGTTTGTCCCAGCAGTTGCTATGTACCCAAGCACAACTAATCCTTGCAGTGATGTTGAACAAGTTGAAACCACAGCTTTGCGACCTGATTTAAAAGTTTTGGACTTTGCGGCTGATGCGGATGATTTTGCTCAATTTGCTATAGCCATGCCTGCGTCTTGGAACGAAGGAACTGTGACCTTTCAGCCTTTTTGGACAGTAACAGGCACAAACACTGGCACGGTTGCTTGGCAACTTGCTGCGGTGGCGATTACAAATGACGAAAGTATTAACACAGCATTTGGCACTCAAGTGGCGACTACTGCTCTTGCTTTTTCTGGAACGTCAAATGACTTGATGGTTAGCGCAGAAAGTGGCGCAGTGACTATAGCTGGAAGTCCAGCGGCAAACGATATGTGCTTTTTCCAGATTAACCGTGACACTAGCGCGGATGATCAAACAGGTGCAGCAAGGCTGTTGGGCGTTAAGATGTTCTTTACAACTGACGCAGCAAATGATGCATAGGGGTGAAAAATGACGGGTTTCGGAACTAATGTTTTAGGATTTGGGTCAGGAGGCGGTGGTGGGCCTGTCACTTTGGAGACTCAAACACTAATAAATGGGCAAGAGAATTATAATAGCGTTACTACTTCTGATTTCATTTCTGATGGTGGCACACTAATCATACCTGCTAACTTTTGGGTTTGGGGCAATGGTGCAAGTTCCAGCGCACTGCATGTAAATACTCCCAACTGCATCATTGAAAATTATGGAAAGATAATAGGCCAAGCTAATGGCGGCAAAGCAGTCAATATCAGCGCAACAGGAGTCACAGTAATCAATCACTCTGGGGCATATATTGCTGGGGCTGGTGGGGCTGGTGGGGGTGGCAACTGCGGTGGTGGTGGTTCTGGGGCAGGATACAGCAACACCCAATTAAATGCAACTGGGGCTAGTGCCAGTGGTCCAGGAGCTGGAGGTGGCGGTGGTGCAGGAGCTGGTGGTTCTGGTTATTTTACCAACGCGCAAGGTTTCTGCGGAACTGGAACCGCAAGAGGTGGAAAAATACTTCCTGGTTCTGGTGGTAGCGCTGGATCGAATTCTGGTGCTGGTGGCAGTGGCGGTGGTGCTGGTGGCAGTTCAAACAATTATGTTTACGGTGCTGGTGGCGGTGGTGGCTGGGGTGCATCTGGTGGCCGATCTGCTAATTTAGGCTCTTCTGGTGGCAAAGCAATCGAAGACAATGGAAATTCTTACACTCTTTCAAATAGCGGAACCACCTATGGAGCGACAACATGACAGAGTACACTACCAGATATCTTTGGGGTGATGTTTTTTATACGAGCGAAGAATCTGCTCAAGCAGCAGCCGCGAATTTTGCAGAGGAGTTTGCAAATGATAAATTTTTAACTGCTTGCGATGTTGTTGTTGTTGAGCCTGACCCGAACAGATATAACGCATTTAGGGTTAGCCAATCGAACAGACTTACAACTCATCCCAAAAATATTGCTGATGATGACCCAAGATATTTTAATGTTTCTTCTGTTGAAGATGGAGATAGTTACACAGCCTTGAGAGCACCTGCTTTAAAACGCATACATCGCGAACAATTTGACCGTTTTATAGCTTTTAGAAATTTGACACAAATAGTAAAAACAACATTCCCATCTCGGTTGATTGACGATCCTGATCAATCTTTAAAACCGGGAGAGCATTCAAACCAAGAAATAATCGCAGTTGCGGTGACGTTCGAGTATGGCTGATATGGAGGAGCGCGTATCTGCGCTGGAAAGGGATGTTGTTGCTTTGCAAACAGAGGTGCGGATACAATTCAAAGAGGTCTTTACGCGCATTAAGCGTTTAGAAGGAATTATGATCGGTGCCAGTGCGGCAATAATCTTGATGCTTATGACTGTGTTAATAAAAATGGGGTAAAATTATGACACCAGAGACGTTTGATAAATTCAAAGTTTTGCCGCGAATAATGATGCTGGCTGTTACGGTGCTGACGTATCAAAGTGTTCACTGGTTTATGTCGATACCCCCCGATCAAGTAACAAATGCCCAAGCGGGGTTGGTTAGCGTCTGTATGGGCGCACTCACTGGCTGTTTTGGCATCTTCATAAATGGGGAAAAAGCATGATGGCTCTTCTGGGAAGCCTGCTGGGCTTCGGATCATCGTTTTTGCCGTCAGTTCTTGATTACTTTAAGGCCAATCAGCAGCAAAAGCATCGCATTGAAATGATGCAAATCGAAACAGAGCTTGCACAAAAGCGGTCTGAAATGAAGCTGGTCGAGCTAGATAAGAAGGCAGATATCGAAGAAACAAGGGGATTGTATGAACATGATCGATCTATCGACGCTGGAGGATTTATCAACGGTCTTCGGGGTTCTGTTCGTCCTGTTGTTACTTATGCCTTTTTCGGATTGTTCGTAGCTACGAAAGTAGTGATTATGGTCAAGGTCACGCAGGCTGGTGGAGACTGGATGCAGGCCGTTGATCTTATGTGGGATGGAGAGACATCTGGATTATTCAGCGCAGTTCTGGCATTCTGGTTTGGAAATCGGGCAATCAGTAAATATGCGGGGAAATAATTATGGGCTACAAGTTAAGCAAACGAAGTCTATCTAGGCTGGACGGTGTAGACGAAAGAATGGTGGCTGTTGTTAAGTACGCCATAGGTGTTACCAAACAAGACTTTTCGGTAATTTGTGGACTGCGAACAATAGACGAGCAACGTGCTTTGGTTGCAAAAGGGGCTTCGCAAACCATGAAGTCAAAACACATTGACGGTAACGCCGTTGATTTGATGGCTTACTGCGATGGCGGCAGATGGGAATTGAACCTCTATGATGAAATTGCAGACGCTATGAAGGAAGGCGCAGAGGCTGTGGGCGTAAAGCTACGCTGGGGCGCTGCGTGGACTGTTAATGATCTAGGTGCTTGGGAGGGTAGCGCAGAGGACGCTATGAACAGCTATATAGACATTCGCAGATCACAGGGACGTAGGCCATTTATCGATGCTCCACATTTTGAGACCATGTTCTGATGTCATTGCAATTGCTGAAATACAACGCTGGCATCGTCAAAGATACCACAGAATATTCTGCTGGCAAAAATGGCCCATTTTATGTGGACAGTGACCTTGTTCGTTTTGTGAACGGATACCCAGAAAAAATTGGTGGATGGGAAAAAGATAAATTTTACGCATTAGATTCGGCTGGGGAAACAACATCCACTGAAGCTACGCTGACTGGCATTGGCCGAAAAATGGTTTTTTGGAGAGGTGTAGATGGTACAGATCGAATAGCTGTCGGAACACACAATCATCTTTACATAATTCAAAACAACGCAATTTATGATATTACGCCATTGCGAAAAACCACAAGCAATCTTTCTAATCCTTTGGTCGTAACCAGTGGCAGCACAACTATTACTGTAACCGACAATGCACATGGAGCTTCAGACGGTGATTGGGTTGTAATAAATTCTGCCACTGCCACAGGAGGCATATCTGCCGAAACAATTAACAGAATGGCAGGGTATCAAATAACTTATATTGATGCCAATTCCTATTCAATACAATCGCCCGATGCAGCAACAAGTGGAGCCACAGGCGGCGGCACGACAATAGATATAAAATATCTTATTGGTTTGGCAGCGGGGTTAGGCACACAAAGTTCTGCTCCTGCTCTTGGTTGGGGCGTTGGTGGTTGGGGTGAATCAACATGGAACACGCCAAGAAATTTATCTCTGTCTCAAGTAAATCTTGAAAACTCTGCATGGAGTTTAAATATTTGGGGCGAAGATTTAATTGCTAATGTCAGAGGTGGACGAATATATTACTGGGATACATCTGGCTTAATCACAGCAAGAGCCGTTCTTGTGTCCAGCCTTGCAGGGGCAGCGTCTGTCCCTGCGGAAGTTCGGGCAACTGTAATTAGTTTTCCCGACAGACATTTTATCGCGGCTGGGGCTAGTGTGTATGTCGCCGCTGATGGAAGTTCTGGAACATTAGACCCAATGTTGGTTCGCTGGTCTACGCAAGAGGATTTTACAAAATTTGCTCCAACAGCACTAAATACTGCTGGCGATCAAAGACTTGAAGTTGGAACCAAAATTGTTGCCTTGGTTAACACGCGAGAAGAAACTATAATAAGCACCGACGAGGCTATCTACGGCATGACATTCGTTGGTGACCCATTTATATTTTCGTTTAGATTGCTTGGCACTGGCACTAGCGCAATTGGCTTAAACTCTATGATTGCAATCGACGGCAATACATATTGGATGGGCAATAGATCGTTCTATATATACGATGGTGTAATTAACGAAATACCATGCCCATTAAAGCATTTTGTCTTTGATCGATTACAAACGCAATTTCTTGATAAAACTGTGGCTGGTCATAATGTCGAATTTAACGAAGTAACGTGGTTCTATGTCTCTGACCAAAATACAGCAGGGACAACTAATCCAGAGCCAGACAGTTATGTGACCTACAACTACAACGAAAAAGTATGGTCGATTGGATCAATGGACAGAACGGCTTGGAACGATGCATTTGGCTCTCGCGAGAAACCATTTGCCTTTAGCCCTCAAGGCTTTCTGTACAATCAGGAAACAGGGACAAGTAACGATGGCGCAGCTATGACTGCATTTATTGAGGCAGCGCCCCGTGAAATCACAGCAGAGGGCGAAAACCTTTACATGGTGGATCGTATTATTCCTGACGCAACGATGGGGGCCAATAGCACCGTCTTGCTATACATGAATACGCGCAAGTATCCCAACGCCAACGAGACCATAAAGGGGCCGTTCAACATTACGTCTACAACAGAGAAAATCAGCACTCGCGTTAAAGGTCGGCAAATTGCTTTGAAATTTGAAAGCACAGGTACGCAAGACGAATGGCGGCTTGGTGACCTTCGGATCGACACAAAGATGGATGGATTACGATGACCAGCGCAGCACCCCTTGCAGTCTTGCGATTGCCTTCACCTCCCCAGCAATATCAGCAGGGGTATATGGGAAGATTGGTAAACACTCTGGAGCTTGAAAAGCAGGCAACATATTTTGCAGCATCGCAGGGGTTGCAGACAGCCGTTGATCAGGCCGAAGCTACAGCGTGGTTTATGGGATAATGGCTAATAATTACAAAAATGCCAAGGTCGATTTAACAACGACAAATGCCACAACGCTGTACACCGCGCCCAGCGCAACTACCACTTTGATTAAGTCAATCCTAGTGTCCGAAGACAGTGGGAATGCGGATACAATTACAGTCACAATTACAGACGCATCAGCCGCTGTATTTTCTTTGTTTAAAGTTAAGGCAATCGGTGCTAATACAACGGCAGAGCTTTTGACCCAGCCTCTTACTGTTCAAGAGGACGAAATCATTAAGGTCACGGCAGCAACGGCCAACAGGCTGCACGTTGTGGCTTCACTATTGGAGATAACCTGATGGCAGTTCAGTATGACGCAAATGGCATTGCTCTCACAGATGAGCGCGGAATTGCTCTCCCAGACCCATATGGAAATCTAGGTGTTTTGCCAACAGCAGAAGACGGCATGGAAACAGTAGATGTCTATCAAATGCAGTCTCAAGTCGCGCCAGAACTTGCTGAAGGCTTGCGCCTTCAAGACGTTTACGGCACTGCCGCGATGCCAATGTATGAATTTGTAAAGCCCGTCAAGACAGGCACCCGCACGTTCTCCACTGTGCCAGACTTTGGTGGCGTGACATTTGAAGGTGAAGAGGCTCCCTTTGGAACCGCAGGAAATACTGATTTTAATACGTCAAACCAGAAAGAAATTGCCAGAAGAATGCAACAAGCAGCGGCTGGCGAGTTGGGCGGCTTGATCGGCGGTAATGTTGGTCGGTTTATGTTGGGAAGCCCAGCAGTTGCCGCAACTGGTAACGCCGCAGCCATCGCTGCCAGAGACCCAATGAATTTTGGTAAAGCACTCACAGCAGGCGCAAAATCATCGTTTGGCGGTAAAGTAAAAGCCCCTGTGTTTGAGGGGCCACAAGTTGGATATGGATACGGCGCTGGTCGGGCCATTGGTGGTCTTTTAGCGGGGGAAAGCGTGGGCGATGCAGCAAAGGGCGGCGTAAAGGCTGGCGTTGGTGCTGCAATTGGCAACATGATTTTGCCCGGTGTTGGTGGGTTTATTGGTGGCGCTATTGGTGGTCGTGTGATCTGCAACGAACTACAGCGTCAGGGCGTAATGAGCAGGCAGAACGTACTGCTGGATTACCGCTTCACCAGAGATTACCTGACGCCACAACACGTCAATGGATATCACGTATGGGCCGTACACGTTGTGAAGCAAATGCGTAAAGGTAGAGGCGTTAAGCTGTGGCGGCACCTAGCCCAACACAGAGCCAACGAAATTGCCTATATTTACGGCAAGCGCGACAAGCCCGACTATCTGGGCAAGATTTATCGAAAAATTCTGGAACCAATCTGCTGGTCGGTTGGCTTCTTCTGCGAAAAAACTGACTGGTCTGTTCTATATAAAGCGAAGGAAGCGTAATGCCTAATAAAGATATGATGAAAGCAGAAATGCCAGATATGCCAGATATGCGTGGCGCAAATATGCGAGAAGAAAGACGCCCACAAAGAGACATGGGTCAAGCATCTCCAGAAATCGCGGCTGCTCTTGTATCGCGTCTGGGTGGCATGTCTGAGCAAGAACTTGCAATGCTCGACAGTGTCATCACACCAGAAATAGCCTCAGTGCTTATGAAGCTGCTGCCAGAGCTTGCAGAGCTTATTGCGGCCATAGAGGGTGGCGCAGGCGGTGGACAAGCCCCTATGCCTCGTCAGATGGCGTCTGAGGGTCAAATGGGCGCACTGGGCGGCATGGGCTAATGATGATCAGAGTGGCGACACCTCTGGATATATCTGCATTGTACGGAATGCTGCACGTCATGCATTCCGAAACGGTTCACGATGTGTCGCCAATCAGGTCTGATAAATTGGTCGCTGCCATTAGCAAGTGCATCCACGATGGCGTTGTTCTGGTCGCTGAAATAGACGGCAGAATTATTGGATCAATTGGTGGTGCGGAAATGACCGACTGGTGGAGCGACAAAAAGTATCTGGCTGATAAGTGGTTTTTCGTCTATCGACAGCACAGAAAGTCTACCATCGCCACTCGACTGATTAAGAAGTTTATGAGAATCGGTCAGGAGGCTGGCGTCCCAGTTAAGTTGGGCCACGTCTATTCTGGCGATATAGATCGCAAAGATAATTTTTACGAGCGGCTTGGTTTATGCAAAGTCGGTTCGTTATTCACGGAGGCTTAAATGGGCAGTTTCTGCACACCATCATATTCGTCGCTACCAAGCTCATCTGACACATATAGCGCAGATGAAGTTCCATCTTGGGTCTCCTCCGCTGGACGATCATTATTTGAAAAAGCCGCAGAAATAGCAGCGTCTGACTATCCAACATATTCGGGTGACCGCATCGCAACATATGGCGATGATAACAGCAAGCTAACAGATCAAGAGCGCGAAGGTATGAAAATGCTTGGCACTCTTGATGATACTTTCCAGCCGTATTTGGATAAATACGAGGGCGTGGCTGACACTCTGGGTCAAGGCTATGACGCAGCAACACGCGAAGAGCTTTTGGGCGATCCGTTTAGCATGGACACAGCGCAGCCGTTTATGGACATTTACCAAGACGCCATGAACCCTGCCGTGCGTGAAATCGAAGAGCAAACCATTCGCGCTCAAAACGAGGCCAGAAGCCGCGCTGCAAGAGGCGGTGGTGCCTTCGGATCACGTCTGGGCATTATGGAAGGCACAGCGGCAGGCGAGGGCGCAAAGGCCGCTGGAGACCTCAGAGCAAGGGCAGGACGCGAGGGATTGGACTTTGCCGCTGGTCGCTTTGATACAGAGCGTGCCAATCGGTTTAGCGCAGAAAACGCGCTACGAAGTGCATTTGAAACCGAAGAAGCAGCACGGGCTGGTCAAATGGATGCCTACGGATCGGCTGGCACACTGGCGGCTGATTTGCAGGCGCAAACGGCGCAGGGTCTCATTACATCTGGCGAGGCAACGCGCCTACTTGATCAACGGGCGCTTGATTTGGCTTACGCTGATTATCTTGATCAGCGGGATTATCCGCAGGAGCAGCTTAACTTTGCTCTGGGGGCATTGTCCCAAACGCCATACAGCAAGGCTTCTAGAGGTTTCCAGACAGGCACACAGATGGCTGCTGATCCTTCGGTATACGGCCAGACACTTAGCGGTTTGGGCAGCTTGTTTAGCGCGTATAAACTGATGAACCAAAAACCGGGGTAATAGGGCATGGAAGAAGAAACATATGGTGTAAGCGGAACAAACCCAAATAAAGAATTAATGGGTGCGTTGGCAATGCTTGCAAAAAGTTCTTCGGGTGGTCAAAAAGCCTTTGACGCAGCCAGCGCCATGTACGCCCCTGTTGAAGAGGCCAATCCTTGGGAAGCTTCCCTGCGGTTCTTTTTGGAAATGGGCAAGCAGGCATCACAACCGGGTGCCACAGTCCTTGGCTCTGCCGTAGGCTCTGGCCTTGTGCCGCTTGACTACCTGACTGCCAAAAAGAAAGAGAAGCGCGACAGAGACCAGAAGGTGGCCTCTACGGCGATGTCCCTTGCGCCAAGTCTTGCGCCGAAGGCGGCGACATACCGCGATCCGAAAGAATACATGATTGAAATTCCAGTCTTGGATGACAAAGGCAAACCAACTGGAGCTTTTCAACCAGCATACCGTGACTTCTTAACAGCCAAAGGCTTTGCCGATCTGCAAAAACAAGGCGCGAGATTTAAAAGTGTTGATAAGACAACTGGGACAGGCAGCACTTTCAAAGAGCGTAAGTTTTATAAGACTGGCTTTGATCCTGCTGTGGTTAAAAACGAAAATGATGCCGCTGGTTTTGAAGCTCAAGGCTGGAGTTCTGTTCCACCAGTAGATTGGACAGACAGTAAAGGTGCTACATCAGAAGATGCAGCAGAAGTTCAATCAAGTAAAATACTTGATAGCGGCGTAGTTGTTACCGTAATGAAAGACGGTACTTCTAAAGTATTAGACGGGGCTGGAAACGAGTTGACAGGAGATGCCCGTACTGACGCTATTAGAATAGCAGAAGAGCGTGGCATAGAATTGCAAGGTGATAGATCAGGCGCAAGACGTGCTGCTGTTGTTGGCGTAGATACTGCTTTAAGTGCGTTTGAAAAAGTCGGACAAATTAGAACAAATATTTCAAATCTTAATGAAGCAAAAAGATTGGTCGTTGAAGAGGGCGCAAACACTGGTGTTATTGAAAGTTTGTTACCAAGCTGGAGAGCGTCTACCATTGAGCTTCAAAATGTCAGAAGTAGTCTTGGCTTAGATGTTGTGGGGTCTGTAACATTTGGCGCTCTTAGCGCAGGCGAACTTAACCTTGCTTTGAATACAGCACTACCCACAAATTTACAAGAAGAGGCATTGGCTGATTGGTTAGATCGCAAAATAGATGCACAGCAAAAATTGTCAGAATATCTTACAAGGCAAGCAGTATATTTGTCAGATGGAGATAAGACAGTAGGTGATTGGTTAAGATTTGAGAAAGAATACCAAGAAAAACGTGAACGCCAAGAAGCGGAGCAAAGACAGTCTGGAACAAATTATGATTTCACTAATATGTCGGCTGCGGAACTAAATGAAATTGATGTTAGTACTTTAACGGATGATCAGTTTGATGCTTGGGAAGCGCGTATGGATGAATTGGGGCTTTAATTATGACAAAAGAAGAAAGAATTAGAGCGGCCAGAATACGTCAGGCGAAAGCACGGCAAGCCGAAGCTAAAAAAGCAGAAGCCAAAGCCGTCACTGCTGACCCAATGGTTCCACGCGCTGATGATGGCACGGTCACAGTGCAACCTAAAAAAGCCTCTGTTCCACTGCGTCAGCAAATGTCCCAAGAAGGGCGTGAACTGGCTGAACAGGCAGCAACAGGTTTTAACATGTCTGGTGAGGGTGGCATTGTTGATGTACCTGATGAAGTCTTGCTGTACGGCTACAGCGATGCTCAGAAGGCCAAAGACCCGTCATTAAAAGACGGCCCCATGATTTCCATCCCCCAAGCCGTTCAATTGGCTTTGGAGCTTATTGGTGATTCAGCGTTAACCGTGGCAGGCACCGCTTCAGAAGGTGCTGGATACGTTATTGGTGGCATTGCAGACCTGTTTATGAAGGCAGGCATGAGCGAGGGAAACGCAACAAGATTTGCGCGTGACATGATGGCAATGCCAGACGCCTTTATGGGTTCTCCAAGCTCTCTAATGCGTGGCCGTAAAATGGTTAATCCAAGCGTGGGCGGCATAACAGAGGCACAGGTGGCTAGACAGTTTACGCCTGACGAGATCACAGCAATGCGTACTGCTCAAGCCCCTGCCCCCGTTGCAGCGGCCCCCACGGCTCCTGTGGCAGCACAAGCCACAGCACGGGCGGCACCTACCCTAACTCCAGATGCGTTGGGCGAGTTAATTCGTGTGGCTTCCACTGGTGGCAGAGGCTCACAGAAGGCAGCGGAAGCTCTAGCGGCAGCGGCTAAAGTAAATCCAGACGCAGCGGCAGCGGCAGAGCGCCTTGGCATTGACGTGCCAGCAGATATTTTAAGCAATGACACGCAGCTAAAAAGTGCGGCTGGTCTAAGCCGATCAATTGCAGGGTCGGAAGCCGAAGCAGATTTTAGAAATGTTGTTGTTGCTGCATCTAGACGCGCCAATGAAGTAATGGCAGAAATGGATGCCACGCCTGATATTTCGACAGTGGCTGCAAGAATTAAAACAACTGTTTTGCAAACAAGAGCAGAGTTAGAAAGAGCCGCAAAAAGGTTGTACAAAGAAGTTGACGCAGCAGTCCCAGCAAGCTCATTGGTAGAGCCACAAAATAGTGTGATGCTTTTGAATAAAATGCTTGAAGACCTTGGCGGCGTAGGTGGCTTGACAGGAAAAGAAAAAATTCTTTTCGATAAATTAACAGACCCAAACACGCCTTTGACTTACGCCGCACTGAAAAAATTCAGAACCAGCATTGGAAGAGCCGTAAATCAAGGTGAAGGCGAATATGCTGATATGGATATAGGAACCGCAAAACGTATATATGGAGCATTAACCGAAGATTATCTTGCAACGGCGCAGAAGGTTGGTGGAGATGAAGCTAGAGCCACACTGCGTTTGGCAAATCAAACAACGGCGAAACAAAAAGCTCTAGAAAAACGTATGATTAATTTCTTTGCTAAAGATGGCGAAAAAAGTATAGCCAGCGTTTTAACAGCAGCAATGTCACAGGGATCAAAAAAGGGAGATATTACAAATCTAAACAGGATTTTAAAATTAGTTCCCCAAGAAATGCAAAGAGAGGCATTGGCAACTGCACTTGGCGCAATATCTAGGTCTGATAATCAGGCATTTGATGGGCCGTTTGATTTTGCCAAATTTTCGTCAACTTTTAATGCGCTTAAAATAAACGATGACGTTTATAAACGGGTGATTAAAATTCTTGGCCCCGAAACGGAAAAGGTCTTCAACGATCTCAATGACATCTCCAAGCTCATCACGCAGGGCCGTGCGGCGGTTATTCCGACAGGTAAGGCCAATCAAGCTGTGGTGCAGGCGATTACTGCCGAAGGAGCCGTAAAAACTGTTTTCCAAAGAATTATGGGGAATAGAATTGTTCGTGCTGGCGTTGGTTATGCGGGTGGAGGCCAAGCTGGGGCTATGGCTATGGACACTCTGGGTGAGATTTTGTTGTCAAAAAAAGACAAAATTAAAATTGCTGCGGCGGGTGATTTCTTTAATAGCTCTACGTTCAAAAAACTTGCAGTCTCAGCGTCTGAACCAGAAATTGCTGCTGCGATTAAAACGCCTGCGTTTAAACGACTGGCAAATGCTCTCAATATTAGTGATGGCCGTGGGTTCTTGGAAGCTGCACTGTTGGCGTCTTCAACAAATGAAAGTAGCGTAGGGCCAGCAGAAGCGGCCACACCAGAGGCACAGGCTATGTATGACAGCGTGAAAGTACCGACAATGCAATTTGATGCAGACGGGGCTACAGCGGCCCTCATAAGGTCTCTCAGAGGCACTGACGCAGCGGCACAGGTACGACAGGCCGCTGAATAGCTCAGAAGCCGTCCCTTAACCCATCCAATATCTCGTTTAGCGTGGGTCTTTTGTCTTTCTTTTCATAAACGCAGGAAAAAACCTTGGGACACTCTTTGAAGCTGCGAGTTGGGTAATGGTAGGCCAGACCCCCATACCCCGCTGTAAAACGATAAACGCAAATTTTCTGACCAGTATTTTTGTCGGTAAGCCTTTTCCACAGGTGGCACTGAACGTGCGTGGGATTGGCAACGCCAGCCAGCGTTACGGACATCAATAAAACTTTAAGCACTCTGCCCTGCCTTCTGGCATGAAAAACTGCCCCTCACAGGTACGCCAAAAATATGTGAAGTTTTCTCTAAAAGATACGGCCCCTTTATCATGCCTGCGGCCCAGCACTGATCTTCTGTTTTAAATTTTTCATCATTTTCTAACACAATCGTTTCACCATTTACAAAGAATATAATAATGTACAGCACCCAAGAGCCTGTCATAACACAAGCGTCAGCAAATAAATGCCGCCTCCCAAAACGGCCACAATGCCCACAGCCAATCCCGTGATTGCAAGATTGTTTGCCATTTGGCGTTTTGCCTCCATTGCCCGATACACAGTCTCTTCGCGTTCTTTTCTTATTTTTCGGCGCATATCAAGCATACCTTCATAGGTGCCTAAACCGAAACGATAGTCCAGCATTACGCGAATTTCATATTCAAATTCTTTTAATTTTTTGGCGCGGATCGTGATGTCCATCGCCTCTTGCTCAATTGATGCCTCGCCGTGCTGTTTCTTTTCCAGCCACGTTGTGTTCTTGCGCTGTGATTCGGCGCGAGTAATATCAGCCACTGCGCTATACCAAGACCCAAGCTGCTTTGAAACGTCTTCGATTTCACGGCCAGCCTGCAGCAGCATTTTAACGCCTTTATAGGCGGTTGTGGCGGCAGCGTAGGCGCTCACAGGATCGATCATGGGTCATCACCCCCTAAATGGAATTAGGGGGATTATAGCGGCTATTTGGGCTTGTGAACAGCAGCAAGCTGTCGCGCCTGCTCCCTGATCAATTCACGCTGCCTTTCAAGCTCTTCAAACTGCCGATCCAGATCGGACAGAGGCTCAGGAAATTTAACTACTTTCTCATCGCTCATCTTCATCCTCCTTAACTTCGCCACTGCCATCACAGTAATTGCAATCGACCCATTCTCCAACAGGCTCCAGTGTGCCACCGAAACGTTGGTAGACAGTCTTTTCGACCTTACCGTGATAGGCAGTGTGGTCGCACACTGGGCAGGGGATCATCATGCTGTCTTCCTCCCTGTTTTTAAATTGTATTCAAAGCGCAAGCCGCCCAAGCAATCGCGGCAACGGATGTAATCAAAGTAGCCTTGCGTCTTCATTGCCTCATGTGCGGCTTTTCCCGCTTTGGGGCTGCTGACAGTATCGACCCACTCCTCTGAGCCACCGTCTTTAATCCCAAAGATTTTAAAACTTCTACGTGCCATTTTCTGTCTCCTTGATGGGTGGGGGCGCGATGGCCCCCTGTTGATTAGGCGCAGGGGCGATAACAATACCACCCCCCGACTTTGCCTAAATGTAATGCCACTACTCTATCGCCGTAAGAGTTTTTGCTGGATTTGATTGCAAACAATTTGGAAGAGGGTGAGTGGATAAGCGATAACGTGTGCCGCCCAAATTTAAAGATTTTGCTGGTCATATTTTCTCTCCTTGATTGGTGGGGGCCAAAGCCCCCGTTGAATTAAATTTTGGTGGCTTTAAGAATGCCTGACTTGCAGGCTTCGCGGTTCCAATCGTTTGTGCCGACAACTGTCCACCACCACTCTGTTTGCACTTCTGGATGACCCGCATACCAAGCAACGTAATATTCACCTGTGCAGAAACAGATTGCGCCAACACCAAAATCTTCGGCGGTGATGTCTTTAGTTTCTCCATCGACACGATGTTCTACAGCGTGGTGCCATGTCCATTCAGCACCAGATTTGCCACCAGCAACAGGCTTTACGTTTGCAGGGTTTGCCAACTCAACTTTATAGTTGACGCCATTTTTTTCAACATGGCCCCCAGAATGTGCGCTGGCAACTTTGATGTCTCCCAAAAGTTCACCCTTAACGCCGTCTGTAAAATTGAATACTTTCATTTTTTGATCTCCTGATTTTTGAATTTTTGATCTTACCTAATACATATAGTGATACCCCAAGATATATCAAGGGGTATCTTTAAATAATTTATTAGTGGGGTGATTTTATTTCCCAAGCGTAGGCCACGCGCTTGCGGCGGTGCTTGGATTTACGGACGCTGTGCCACTCGCCAGACTGGTTGTCGATGGTCTTGTCGCCCGACACCACAATGTAGTGGCCCGTGATGTTGACCAGATAGGTCTTCTTGCGATCACGGGTCTTGAGCCAAGCCGCCAGCGTAGGATTGTGTCTGGCATACGATCCAACCTCACGGCAGTAGTGTAACGTCATCTGAATGCCATTGGCCCCCATGACCGTCTTCATGAGCTTGTTGCTCATGCCTGTGATCTTGCCGCGAAACGTGTGACACAGGCACACTTCATATGCGGCGTCATAGTGCTGACGCATGAACACAGCGGCGGCGTATGGGCCACACCATGTGTGGCGGCTCTTGCTGGTGCGGAGGGGGGTGTGGGCTTGGGCAGTTCTTGGAAGCATTGGATGGTCTCCTGATTGAATGGTGGGTGGGTGGGGCGGTGGCCCCTGTCAAACTAAATAACGTGCAGCCGTCCATCTAGCAGCGATGGCGTTTTCAAGCCATTCGATGCAGCGATCCCATTGATCGGGGCGGTCAGTCAGGCTGATGTCAAAGCCAGCCAAAACAATGATTTCTTCCAGATACAAAGCCTTGTCAGTCTCACGGGCATATTGAGCTTTGACCGATTGGGTGGCGAGGGCTTGGATGGCTGCTTTAGTGATTTTCATTTTTTGTCTCCTGATTGGATAGTGGGTGGGTGGGGCGGTGGTTAATATTCCGACAATTCTTGTTCGGTCAGGCTGGCGTAAAACTCAGCAAATTCGTTTTTCAAGTTCCTATCGCCAATATACTCTTCAAAGCTCTCGACCTCATAACCACAAGCGCGACTTTCGCTCTTGTAATTATAATAAGCCTCCCGCTCCTGCTCCAGAAAACGCTGGCGCACATGATATTTGATGTGCTTTGCGATGGCTTTGGCTTCGGCGATTGTTGTCATAGTCTGTCTCCTGATTTTTAATTTTCTCTCTTACACAATACATATAAGAAGTATATCTGGGAATACAATACCCCCAGATACATTTAATTAATATTTTTAATCGTCCAGCAATTCATCGACACGGTTCATGTAGATCGCCAGAGCGTGGCTCAAGTCTTTGAGCGATGCTTTCTCAGCGCACTCCCTGATGGTCACCCAAGGGTGTGGTCGGCCCTGTGGGTGGCTTGTCACCCTCTCAGTGACCACTGGGGCTGGCACTGGGTCCACTGGCAGGCCAAGGGCATTTGCAGCCTCTGTCCTGTTGTTGAGCCACGCCAGCAGGCTGGGCTTGTCGGTGGGAACTTCAGTCTGCTCCGCGCCAATTGTCTTGGCTTCGGCTTGCGTTCCGACCCACTGGCCTTTTGAGTTGGTATAGAGTCTCATTTTTTGATCCTTTCTAGATCGTTGGATGAGGGGCCGTAGCCCCTCGTTGGATTATGAGTGAAATTTGCGAAGAACGTCCCAGTCTGCCGCCAGCGAATATAAGTTACCTCCATCGCCAGCCGAGCGTTGGTCATAAAGATAAACTAAATCAGCAGCGACCAGTGAGCCGAATGTGCCTTCAGCTTCTTTTTGGCCCCAGCCAGCTTCAACGAGATCAGAGGCATCAACCCATGTAAACGGATCGTCTTCTAAATCAGCGAGGGTTGAACCGCCCATGTTGCCGAGGCAACTTTTGATTAAGGCAGTCATGGCATTCACTTGATTGGCAGTAAGGTTTTTGGTTTCGATGCTCATTGGGTCTCTCCATTTTTTGAGTTTTTGATCTTACACAATACATATAGGCATTCTGATCGGAGATACAATAGCAGAATACAAATTAAATATATTTAATTAATATATGGGGGGAATATATGGGGGGAAAATGGGGGGAAGCCAAAATGGGCGACTTTCCCCCGATGCGATCTATGCCGCGATGTGGTACAGCCAGCAATCCATGTGGCCGTTTGTTTTATTGTCCTCATCTTCCTCTCTTGGGATAGAGTGAGGGGTCTGATCAATTAATCCAGCCGCCACGGCGTGTCGAATTGTTCCACAAATATTGTGTGAGTTTTTCTTCAGTAGCCGCGCCAAGTCTCGACTGGTCATTGGCCCGTGTTTTTCTAGCGCCCTCAAGATCGGCGTAAACGCGCCAGTATCTGTACGGCTCGGCTTTGGCTCTTCCATATCGCACGGCAAAGTGGGTCGCATTGGCTTGCCTATCAGAAACTCATTCCCAGTGGTTCTAATAATTTTTGTCTGGCTGCGCTCAAACTCCAACATTTTCTGGCCTAGCTTATCGTCTGTCATCTGTTCTCTCCCTCAGATTTGGTAATCGTTTTGTCTCAGTCCACTCACAAAGTTTTTCAGTTCCTGTCGCGCCAACCAGAGATCGTTCTGTGCATCTGGGACTGGGCTTGTGCGATAAGCCTCCCCCTCTAAACGATCCACTTGGCCTCTCAAATGTCGCAGTTCAGCTTCATGCGCTGGTGTTAGTTTTTTCATTCTACTCCCCTCTTTGGATAAGGTTTTATCAAGTGATCAATACTTTTCCTGTTTTCTTTTTTTGTTTTTTTAGAGCCTCTAAATGCAAAATATCTGCCTTTGCTATTTTGTTTTATATGCTCAACATTCGGATGCGATTTTTTTATTACGTCAATTTTAGTTGTGCCGAATTGCTGGCGCATAGCTCTTGGGCCATATAATTTTCCATTGATTAACCATGCTGATCTGTCGCCCTTCCTGCTGTTCACATTAGGATTGGCATCCCTCATCGATCCAACATAATCAAACCCACAAGCCTGATAAATTGTTCCAATCTCTCCAGCCAAATCATCAACTGTACAAGTGACTATTTCATATTTTTTAGGCAGCAATCTCATGGACTGCCTAATTAATTTACTGGCAGAATGAGGATGCGCCCAATGCACACAAGCGCCACGGTTCAAAAGAATTATTTTTCCCGTGTAATCGTATTTGTCCCAAATGCCCAAATTCTCAATATATTCTTGGCCGTAGCAAGCAACGCCACCGCAAACATTGTCAAAAAATATGCCATAATAATGCCAATTCACAGCGGCCAAACAGCCCAGCCATTCATATTCTTCAATGATTTTTTTTGCTGTAGCTTGTGTTGTCTCTCGCACCACAGCTTTTGAAATGTCTGTATCAACATCATTCCACCAACTGCCAAACAAATCACCAGATTTTGTTTCCGCAACACGATCTCTAACTACTTTTTGGTGAGCTTTCATTTTTTCAAAAACTCCAGCACTTGCTTCGACGCATCGCCTGCGCCCTTTCCAACGATCACAGTGTGTCCCACTGATCTCAGATATTCGATCACTTTTTTTTGATCGGGAGACAGCCTGCCGCCCGTGGCCCTCTTCATTTCCACCCACAAATTGCAGGAGGGGATATAAAGATCGGGTATCCCTCTGGTTACCCCCTCTGCCTTCAGCCGTGTCGCCACGCTGATCGATCTCTTCTCACCGTTGGGGATTGCAAAGATCAAAGTGTGTGGATATTTGGCCCGAAACCAGTTCACAAAACCCACCTGTTCGCTGTGTTCAGAGTGCTTAAAACGGTATGTCTTCGACACCCCAGTCAGCGATTGGGCCTTCTTGCGTCTCATATTTTCTCTCCACTTTTGTATAGTCGAACTGCACAACTTCAAAATATTTCGGATTGTATGTGCTTGGTTTTATCTTGATGCGGCTGGGCCAATTCCAAAAGTGGCACTCGTCCATCGCCTCGTCGGTTGTGTCAGCGCCAGAGGCCAGCAGTGACCGCCGCGCCTGATATCTGCTGGCCGCATAGCCACCGTGATCTGGGCAGAGCCATTCGTTTACAGATCGCAACCCAGCGTAATACGTCACCTTGATTGAATCAGGTTTGCCCTCCTTGCGGTGGCGGTGATAAAGAACGCTGTCCACGTCCACCCATTCGGGTTTTGCTTGGCCCGACAGCATGGCACCATCATAACTGCTGGAGTTGTGGTTTAGCGTTGGTGGTGGAAACTCATGGCCGCAGACGTGGCATTGCAGTGCCGCCGCAAAGCACATCGTCTGGCAAGACTTACATTGCTTCACGGGTGCCGTACCCTCGCCTGCCCCCGCAGATTTATCTTTGGGTTTCACCCTATCTATGAAACCCAAACGCTGTACATTTGAGCCGAAGTCCAGAATGAGGGCATCAGTCTTTCCTTCGGCAATCCTAGTGCCACGCCCAACCATTTGGACATACAAACCAGCAGATGCTGTGGCCCTGACCAACGCAACAACATCGACGGCAGGGTGATCAAATCCAGTCGTTAAGACGTTTACATTAATTAGGCAGCGGATTTTGCCGCTCTTAAAATCGGCAATGGTTTTCTGGCGTACTTTGTTGCTGTTGCCGCCAGTGATCACAGCGACCTCAATGTCGTGGTAATCAAACTCATTTGCCAACATATGCGCGTGATCGACGCCGCTGCTAAACACCAACCAACTTTTGCGATCTTCGCTCAGTTCTACAATTTCTTCGACAGTTTTTCTCACCAATTCGGGATCGGACGCAGCAGTGGCAAGGTCGCTTTCAATAAACTCACCGCCCCGTTTTTTTACGTTGGTCAGATCAATCTGGTTCAGACCGCCCTTCGATATGACAGGCGACAGGTAGCCCTGCTCCATCAACATATCTATTGGAATGTCATGGGCAATGCCGTCAAAGATAGCGCCCTCGCCTTTGTGGAGATAGCCACTGTCCAATCGATAGGGTGTCGCTGTCAGGCCCACCACTTTTATCGCGGGGTTGCAAACTTTCAGATCGGCAATAAAGCGATTGTATCTGGTCTCAGTATTCTTGGGCAACATATGCGCCTCATCGATCAAGATCAGGTCTGGCGCAGGAACGATGTCATAGGCGCGTTCCCAGACCGACTGGATGCCTGCGAAGGTAATGGGGCGGTCTAAGACCTTCTGTTTCAGCCCCGCACTGTAAACCCCGTAATCAGCCTCTGGGTACATTTTCAGCAGGCCATTGGCCCCCTGCTCCAGCAACTCTTTTACATGCGTCACAATCATTACCCGTGTGCCAGCAAATGACATAGCGTCCTTTACGATCTGGGCTATGATAGCCGTCTTGCCCGATCCAGTGGGTGCCACGATCAATGGATTATCGCCAGCCTTGCTTGCCCAATAATTGTACAAGCCATCGACGGCTTCTCTTTGATAATCGCGTAATTCAAAGGTCATGGGACAGAATTCTTTTTTCCGCTTGTAGCCTTGCAGCCACTGCCTCGTTCATTGTTAAAAACGTACCAAGATTGGTTTTCTTTCCATCAATATTCATCGATGCCCTCCACTTGCCCTTGTCTTTTAAAAAGCTAACGCCTTTGACGCCTGATGTGTTGGACTTACTCAATCCAGTATTAGCTGACTGCTCTCTCGCCGTGACCTCACGCAAATTTACGATCCTGTTATCGCAGCCATCTCTGTTGATATGATCCACAGAGTTAGGCCATTGGGGATAATGACCGTGATGCAAAAAGAAAGCCACGCGATGCGCCTGCATTTTTTTGTCATGGCCGCGATAAGAAATGCCACCGCATAAATAATAGCACGTCGATCTCTCAGTCTTTACCCTGCGGTTCATAGCCAGCTTGCCACTGCGTTCTTTGTTATATTTAGCGGCAGCACCCGCAGCACTAACAAATGAACTGCCCTCGCCAGTGTCGTAAAAATCTTCCTCTGATCGATCCTTTGCGTAAATCAATCCAGTCTTTGCATCATAGCGAAACAAACGCCGCATCAATTCCAAATCTTCCCACCAGTTTTCCAATGTCATTTTACAATTTTCCCCAGAAAGTCATCAGCATCTTTTTGCGCTTTCAAGATTGTCTCTTGGCTCATAATTGGCACACCTATTTCGTCAGCGTCCAAATCGGCTGAGATGTTGTCTGCGACATTATTGGACACACGATCTTTTATTTTATGCCATTCCAAATTTAACCCAAACATTCCAAGCAGCACCGTAAAAATGCAGGCCATTTCTTCCTGCTCAATTTCGTCAGGCAAGGTTAAGTACAGAGCATTCACGATATCCATCATTTCACTTGGCGTCTTCACTAAACTTCTCCCTCAATTCCTCGCTGTTGTCTTGATTGCGAATGACGCCTTTCGGTGTTTGATACTCCACGAAATCATCTCCAGCGTCTATGATTTCCCAATCGTCAGGAACCATAAACGGATTAAACAGGTGGCCCCCCGCGCCCTCCTTGCGGCTCCAAGTGCCGTCCCTCTCTGGGGTGCTGTGGGCGTCCGTCCGATCATTAACCTCTGGCAATTCACCACCGTGGCAAATCGGAATATAATTGCAAAACCTACAAGCAAACTTTGACGGGTCGTGGCTGATCTTAGACGGTGGCTTTTCATCAAAGATAATATTGCTGGCCTTGCTGATTAGCATTTCACCCTCTGCCCGATCCCGCTTGATCCGCTCTGCGTAAATCTCATCGTTATTTTTATTCACCGCAAAGAAATAGCAACGATCAATGTCAGCCAAGTGCATTCCAACTTGGCACTGCGCCCAGTAGATCGGCTTGCTGATCCTGACGCCCTTCATCTTGGTCTGAGCAAAGCTCTTGTCGTTCATCGTTTTAAATTCCAGCGTATGTGTCTCTTTGCTTTCTGGGAAGCCAACGCCAATTCCATCTAAGCTAAGTCCAAAATGACCACCACAGGCCGTGTAATTAATCTGTCGGCCCGTTTCTGGATCGACCTCCCACACCTCGACCCCAATCGCCCTCAAGTTTGCCACAATCCGCTCTTCCTCGCGGTCACCCGTTTCAAACAGGCGCAGCATACGCCCCTCAAAGCTCTGTGAGCTTGCGTGTCGAAACTGATACCACAATGCCCGACTGCACGGGTTGCCTATCTGGCTCCCCCCCAGATGCGGCCTGTGGCCGTTCTCGCGGCTGGTCTCGTAGTGTTCGTAAATTTTCTGCACTGTGGTGGGCTGCATATATTTTTCAAGGTTCATCTTGGCTCCTCTCTATTTGTAAAATGGGGCAGCAAAAGCCACCCCATTGCAAAATAGATTATCTTTTCCAAGGTGGAGCAGCCGCCGCCTGTGGTGCAGCCGCTGGAGCCGCACCAGCACTTGCATACCCCTTAACGTCATTACTGGCTTCATAGCCATTAGACGCTGGCCGTACCGCCAGCTTGACCATCAGTGGCTTGTCCAGCAATTCCTCCGAATTATGCAGAGGAACCTGCAACGCCGCGCCAATAGACTTGAGAGTGCGAGTTGCGATCTCAACGGCGGTGGCGTTAGGGTTCTCAAGGTTCAATCTGTCGAACACCACACGGCCAGTGTAGTGGCCCTCAATCACTTCAATCTTCAACTGAAGATATGATCCAGTCTGCGCCTTCGTAGGCTTCTGTTCGTGATCGGTAATCACGCACTTGTAATTGCCTGCTGGCAGCGGCTCAAACGATGGTGCCACTTCCACTGCGTCGAAGTTAATATTGCTAAAGTCCATTTTAGTTTCTCCTACTCTGTTAAAAAGTCTGCAAAAGGGTTGCGGTCAAAAGTGAACGGCAGCGGCTCACTGATGTTGAAACGATTTTTGGTGATAGATGCCGCCTGCGGATGGCAGATGATTTCGCGCTCACCCGTACTAATTGCACGTTTCTTGTCGCCCTCGCCATTTCTGACGAAAGTCTTTAGCCTGATCATCGCCACAAGATCGACATTGTCTGTATAGTTTGCCAAAGATTTACGATGCAACCGCAGCGTGTATCTTGAGTAACTATCGCTATCTGGTAGCTCCAAGTGTTCTGTGTCGGCATGGGCAATGAAGATGACATTCATGCCCTTTTCGTATGCCAGTGATCCAGCCCAGTCTCTGATCTGCCTGTGCCTTTCAGCCGCCGCAGATTGACCAGCACCAAAACCTCCAGCCGCCGCATTAATCGACTTGGCCTTGGGGTCAGCCGCGACAATCTCGGCCTCAATCATAGTCGCTAATTGACTGATCGAATCAATCACCAGCGTCTTGTGCTTGTGGTCTTGCGTGGCAAGCGCCTCAATGGCGTCCAGCACGTCTTGGCTGGATGTGGACAGTGGAAACAGGCTGACGTTGTCATTGCCTGTCAGGCTGGCTGTGCCGTCCTCTGTGCGAATTATCACTGGGCTAGGCCACATACTAGCCAGTGTAGTTTTACCCATGCCGCCCTCACCAAAAATGGTCGCTATAATCGGGCGTTGGCCCGATGGCTTGCTCAATGTTTTAAGATCAATCGCCATTACTCAATCCTCCATGCTCTGAAGCTGCTATCTTCCTGCTGTTGGCAATGCACCAACAGCCCCATGCGCTTGGCTGTATTGCGAATGGATGTGGCTTGCGTCTGGCTATCAAGCTGAACGCTGTCGCCAACTTCCATTTGACCCAGCAAATCTTTCCACTTGCCCGATCTATCCCGCGAGGGTGCCGTCATTGGCACCCCCTTTTCGATCTTAAACATTACCAGTCCCTCCCAAAAACAAGGCTAAACACCTCGTCCAAAATTTCATCCATGCTTCTCATTCTGCAAACTCCAAGTCTGGGTGGTCGCGCCACCTGTTCAATTTACGTTCTAATCTGAGTTTTGTTGATCGCCAGTCTTCGCCATCCATCACAACGATAGCGTCCAGAGCAGCAATCAGCATCTCAAGCTCGACATCAGTCAGGCGCATCAAAGAGCCTCAACCTTGACGCCGATTTTGCCAGCTTTTGTTTCAAAGGCAGGCGCGATTTTTGCCCACAGCTTTGGCTCATTAGCCAAAAGATATCGACAGCCAGCAGCATCCGCGCTGATTGTGTGTTTTACTGGCTGCAAATGTTGGGGTATTTTTTTCGATACTTTGTCCCACACAATAGCATCAACTTTACGAGACACAGGCTGTGTCAGCGTAATCTTATGGCCTTCAGTTTTGTGGGATATAGAGCCTTCATCTTTGGCTTCTAGAGCCGCTGCGATTTGCTCTTCAATCGCGTGGCGCATTGCGGTCAGCGCTTTTTCTTCTGCCTTAACTGCCAACCAATCGGCGGCAAGACTATCTACAATGATATTGTCCATTTCGTTCTCCGTTTTCGTTTTCATTCATTCATTCACATTTTCTACACGCCGATCTTTACGAAATTTATTTTATGGTGTAAAGCTCTTTTTTGAAAATATGTAAATTGGAGACTACAATGGACGATATGATACCCCTTGATACAATAAGAGACGCCCTGCAAGATCGACGTTTGACGGTTGTGGCAGAGAAATCTGGGCTGTCGCACCCCACCGTAAAGGCCGTGCAGCAGGGCAACGAACGAATCAGTCTGAACACATGGAGGAAATTGTCAGAATATCTCACCGTATATAAATAGAGGGTCAAAAAAAATGACTAACGTGGAAGAGTATTGCTCCAAGCTGGGCTGGTATCTGGTTACGATACCCGCTGGCACAAAAGGCCCAACCCGCTTTGGCTGGCAGAAGCCAGAGCAGGCGCTGTCTGACCCAGAAAAGGCGCGTCTGTATTACGAGCAAAACCCCACCCATAATGTGGGGCTGCTGCACGGGGCGTCTGGAACGTGCGCCGTGGACATCGATCATGTGGAACACACCAAGCTGATTTTTGAAGAACTTGGGATCGATTTCTCAGAGCTAATGCAGTCGGCCCCCCAAATCATTGGGCGCGAAAATCGCGGCAAGCTGATCTTCAAGGCACCGCCCGATTTAATCACCCACAAAATATCGTGGCCTGTCGAGGGCGATCCGCGCAAGACAGAAGTGGTCTTTGAGCTTCGCGCTGGGGCCGTGCAAGATGTCCTGCCGCCATCAATTCACCCAGATACGGGTCGTCCATACGAGTGGGCAGGTCGATCAATCTGGGATGGCCTGCCAGAGCTACCGCCGCAGCTTTTAACAATCTGGAAAGAGTGGGATAAATTTCGGCCACAGATGCAATCCATATGCCCGTGGCGGCGTGAGCCAGAATATCAGCCACCCAGAAAGCCACGGCCCAAGAACAATGACGGCACCAGCGTGATCGACGCCTTTAATCAGGCCCACGATATGCACAGTTTATTAGTTCAATACGGCTACAAGCAGACGGCAAAGGATCGCTTCCTATCACCCAACTCCACGTCAAAGTTGGCAGGCGTCAAGGTATTTGAGGATGGCCGCGCCTTCAGTCACCATGCGTCCGATCCGTTCAGTTCAGAGCATAGCTTCGATTGCTTTGAGCTATGGTGCCAGTACGATTTTCAAGGCAACGTCACAAAGGCCGTGCGCGAGGCCGCTGCCTTCCTGCACATCAAGCAAGAGCCAGAGGCCGACGAGAAAGAGATATTTGCCCGTGGGACAGAACTCATGGAAAAAATGCAGAATAAACCCAGAGTTGTTTCCAAGCCAGACGCAGGGCCACTGGATCACATACCAGATCATCTGCTGGCGATACCCGGTGTTCTGCAAGATGTGGTCAATGGCTATTCGATCTCAGCCATCAAGCCGCAGCCCCAGTTCGCCGTGCAGTGCGCCATAGCGTTTGGATCAGTGGTGATGGGCAGGCGCTGGGTAACAGACAGGCGTAATTTCTCATCTTTGTACTTGCTAAATATTGGTGAGACAGGATCGGGAAAGGAACACACCAAAACTGTTTTGGAAACAATGTTGGATCAGGCTGGCCTGACAGACCTAATTGGCCCCGCAGGTTACACCAGTGGGGCGGGGGTGATGTCTACACTCATCAACAAGCCAGTCCATGTCGCGGTGGTCGATGAGCTAGGCAGGCAGCTAAAGGCCGCAAGTGCATCTGGTATGCAGCACAAGGCTGATGCTCTGACTGCCATCATGGAATGCTTTGGTCGGCAGGACGGCACACTGAGGCCGCAGGGCTATTCAACTATGACACTGAAGGCGTCTGAGGCCGAAAAGCTGGAGAAGGTGGTAAAGAGGCCAAGCCTGACCCTAGTGGGCATGTCAACGCCGTCAGAATTTATGAAGGCAATCGGAGGGGGCGATGTGGCAAGCGGCCTACTGAACCGCTTCCTGATCGTAAAATCGGAAATCGGGGTGCAGCTATCCCAGCGCAACAGCGTGGCGTCGATATCAGACCGCCTGTCAAAGTGGGCAAAAGAACACGCCCACGCCCACGATGGCGATCTGGATGCAGGCAATATACATGACATGCCAAGCAATCCGTTTGAGGTGCCGTTCACACCAGAGGCTGAGAAGCTGCTCAGACAGTACGAGGAGCGGCTGGTGGACGCCATTAGGAAAGAGACAGGGTCAGGACTGGAGGCCATGTACAATCGATCCAGAGAGATTGCCATGCGCCTGTCACTTATCATTGCCAGATCAATGGGACAGGAAAGTATTGGTCTGGATGCAATGCAGTGGTCGATAGATTACGTGGAGTTTTACGCTACCGAGACCATTGCAATGTTTCGATCCAATATGGCCGATGGCCCCTTCGATGCCTGCTGCAAGGCAGTGTTCACCAAGATCGAAGGCGCGGGTCTGGGGGGCATCACGGAGAGCCAGATCACCCGTGGTGTAGGGGCATTCGCAAATATGGATCGGCGCAAACGTGGAGACGTTCTGGACGCGCTGGCAAACGATAGGGGCATAGAGTGCCGCAATCTGAACGAGGGTAAGCGGGGCCGTCCGACGATGGCTTGGTTTGCACCATCAATTCAATAGGGGGGGCATAATGTTTGAGCGAGAGCAGTGGAAAAAAATCTACGAGCAGAATTTGATAATGAGGGGCGCACTGGAGGAGA